TTCATGTACCTTCCTCTCTAATCTTTGAATTCGGTTAGGAACTCTTTGTATCTTGCCCCATTCAGGGAAGACCACGATGACCAATCATTACCGCCTTTAGTCATATAATACGTTATCTCTGCATTTATTACGGGGTCAAACAATAAAATGTTTGACCTTAGATCAAATTTTTCTTTACGATCAATGCCGAGTTCACCCAACATATTAATCTGAAAAATTCCGTAGGAACTGTCTCCAGTTTTCCTGTTACCATTGTAAGCCAGAGGTCTTGAATTAGACTCTGCCTTAGCAATAGCCCAAGCCTGTTTAAGGGCTTTTCCTTCAAAACCAACAGCTGATAGGAGTTCTTTTAGTTCTCCGTCTGTTAGCATCTCAGAAGGCTTGTACACAGTAGTGCTGTACTTCTCTAAGGTTTCTTTCTTTAGTTGTACTGTTGATTTAGGTGTTTCCACCTGCAATGCTTGTGTAATTGTTGGTCCAGGCTGGACAGTAAATAAAAATAATGTTATCATTCCTATATACGACCAGTTATGAGCAACATCACTCAAGCGCTGTTTTATATTCTCCATTGGCATTTCCTCCTTTAGAGATAACGAACTATAATAATAACATTACTTGATAGTAGCTGTCAAGTTAGTCAACCAGAAAGAAATACATGAACATATCTCTTTATACGCCAAGATCAGGATTAAATCCTGCTGTAGGCTTTGGATATGCTTCACAACATATAGTTAAATCATTACAACAATTAGGTCATACCGTAACTTGGTCAAATCCAAAAGCTCCAGTACAAATAAACTTTACTCAACCTCATTTATATAAATTACATAAGGGGCAATATCAAATTGGATATACTCCCTGGGAGTCTACTGGGATGCGACCAGACTGGGTAGATAGATTTAATTTATGCGACGAAGTTTGGGCAACATCAACTTGGAACTCAGAAGTATTTAAAGAAAACGGCGTTAATAAAGATATAAAGGTTTATCCTCATGGTATCGAAGATGTTTGGAAACCAAGGCGAAGAGTTGTTAAAGATGTCTTTAAATTTTTGCATATTGGAGAGCCTTCTCCCAGAAAAGACGGGCAATTAGTTTTAGATACTTTTATTAAAATGTTTGGCAATGATCCAAAATATCATTTAACCATTAAAGCTCATTTAACAACTTCAATTAGAATTTATGATAAAGTTGGAAACCTTGTTTCTCCATCATCTGTTTATAATAACATTACTATAATTACAGACGAATATAACATAAATGAATTGGTAAGCCTTTATCATAGACACCACGTTCTTATCTATCCTACTTGGGGAGAAGGCTTTGGATTTATTCCGCTACAGGCACTTGCATCAGGCATGCCAACAATAACAACTTATCCATGGGCGGAGTATAAAGAGTTTATCGGACCCCTTGCATTAAAGTCTAGACTTACAGATGAGACTCTTCCAAAAGCAGTAGGTGATCCGCATATTGGTAAAATGTTTAAACCAGATGCAAAACATTTAGAGGATTTAATGTATGATTCAGTTATAAACTTTAAAGCATATTCAGGTTACTATTTTGCTCAGTCGACTAGGATACATGAAAAGTATAACTGGATTAAGTTGACCAAGAATGCTTTTAGCGATTTAGATAAAAAATTTTCTTAGCCCTTCCCCTTTTAATTAAACTTTGGTAGAATTGAGCTTCAACTAAAAAATCATATACCGCAAGGCGGAGAAAAGGTGTCATTTAAAAATGTCAAAAACTATTGAAAACCCATACGAAAACTTTATTGCTTTATCTAGATATGCACGATGGATTCCAGAGGATAACCGTCGTGAGACATGGGGAGAGACAGTAGATAGATACTTTGATTTTATGCTGAATCACCTTTTTAAAGAATACTCATATGAGCCAGAATCAAAACTAGTTGAAGAACTAAAGTCTGCTGTGTTCAATAGAAATGTAATGCCATCAATGAGATCCGTAATGACTGCAGGTGCTGCCCTAGACAGAGATAATGTTGCAGGATACAATTGTTCATTTGTACCAGTAGACAATCCAAGATCATTTGATGAAACAATGTATATTCTTATGTGTGGCACAGGTGTTGGCTTTTCTGTTGAGTACAAGTATGTTAATAAACTTCCCGCAGTGCCAGAATCATTTGAAAAGTCTGATACAGTAATAGTTGTAGAAGATTCTAAGCAAGGTTGGGCAAAGTCATACCGTGAACTACTTGCATTGCTTTGGTCTGGACAAATTCCAGCAATTGATGTATCTAAAGTTCGTCCCGCAGGCGCAAGACTTAAAACAATGGGTGGCAGATCATCTGGTCCACAACCATTAGTTAATTTATTTGATTTTACTATTGCAAAGTTTAAGTCAGCAGCAGGACGCCAGTTAAAGCCTATTGAAGCGCATGACATTATGTGCAAGATTGGCGAAGTAGTTGTAGTCGGAGGAGTTCGTCGCTCAGCAATGATTTCTCTTTCTAATATTAATGATATTGAAATGGCTGCAGCAAAGTCTGGTAATTGGTGGGAGAATAACACACAACGTGCATTATCAAATAATTCTGTTGCGTATTCACGCAAGCCAGATATGGAGCAGTTTATTGCAGAATGGAAATCTTTGTATGACTCAAAGTCAGGAGAACGAGGTATATACAACGTGGCCGCAGCTCAGGCCCAAGCAGCCAAGTATGGAAGAAGAGATCCAGATATTCACTACGGAACTAACCCGTGCTCAGAGATTATTCTACGTCCTTACCAGTTTTGTAATCTTTCAGAAGTCGTATTACGTGAAAATGATACAAAGAAAGATATCGAACGTAAGGTTCAATTAGCTACAATCCTTGGAACATGGCAGTCTACTCTTACAGACTTTAAGTACCTACGTAAAATCTGGAAAGATAACACAGAAGAAGAGCGTCTGCTAGGAGTATCTTTAACTGGACAATTTGGACATAAGTTTATGTCAGGCAAAGAAGATTTGGTTTCCCTAGAAGAATTCTTGATGACTCTTAGAGAATCAGCAAGAGCAAAGAATAAAGATGAGGCTGGGAAAATTGGGATTCCTGAGTCTGCCGCTATTACTTGTGTAAAGCCATCTGGAACAGTATCTCAATTGGTCGGGGTATCTTCAGGAATGCATGCATGGCATTCTCCATATTACATTCGTACAGTACGTGGTTCAAAGGGAGATCCTATTTCTACATTTTTGAAAGAAGTTGGAATTCCAGTAGAAGACGACGTAATGAAGCCAAACGAGACTTACGTATTTTCGTTTCCAGTAAAGGCACCAGAAGGTGCAATTGTTAGAAATGATTTAACAGCTATCGAACACCTAAACATTTGGTTAGTTTATCAACGTGCATGGTGTGAGCATAAGCCATCTATTACAGTTTCTGTAAAAGAAGATGAGTGGATGGAAGTTGGAGCATGGGTCTATAAGCATTTTGACGAAGTCTCTGGAATTTCATTCCTGCCACATTCTGACCACTCATACAAGCAGGCTCCATACCAAGAAGTTAGCAAAGAAGATTACGAGGCACTTGTTGCAAAGATGCCAAAAGAAATTCGCTGGGAAGATTTGTCTTTTTATGAAACAGAGGATGGAACTTCTACAAATGCTACGCTTGCCTGCAGTTCAGACGGTAATTGCGAGCTTGTAGACATTTCTGCCTAAACGGTATATAATAAATATTGGGGGAAACCCCAAAATTCCTGGGCACAATGCCCAGAAATAGGAGGATCTAATGAAACAAGATCTAAACAATGATGGAAAGGTAACCATGCAAGAGAAAATTCTAGCAGCGTTAGCAAGTTATGGTCGTCACTTTTTGGGTGCAGCCATTGCTCTTTACATGACTGGAAATACTGACCCAGGAGACTTAATCAAGGGTGGTATTGCGGCTTGTCTACCAGTTATTTTGAAGGCACTTAATCCAAATGAAAGCTCATTTGGCTTTACAAAGAAGTAAAATTAAGAAAGTAATTAGGACGGCTCCTGTGCTAAAATAAGCATAGGAGTCTTCCTATTAGGAGAGAAATGTCAGCCCAAAAAAACTTTCAAGTTGATCAAAACACAACCTTCAGGTTTGTTGTTGAATATAAAGATAGCCAAGACAATCCTATTAATCTGACTGGATCTTCTGCAAAAATGCAGGTAAGAGATGGAACATCTGCTTCTAAGCTAGCAGCAACTCTAACATCACCATTGGGTGGAATTGTGATAGACCCTCTTCTGGGCAAGATAACAGTCACGATGACGCCAACTCAAACAAATAAATTATTTTATCCAAAGTCTGCTTACGATTTAATCTTGGTAGACAGCAATTCAAACAGAATAAAAATTATTGAGGGATTTTTAACCCTTAATAAAACGGTGACCATCTAATGCCAACTAATAATAGTAATAACATCGTAGTAACCGAAGAAGTTCACAAGGTCGTAGTTCCTAATGTTGGAATTCAAGGACCTAGAGGAAAGAGCATACTCAACGGTCTTGGAGAGCCCGCAGCCAATTTTGGTGTCGAAGGAGATTTCTACTACGACAAAAATACAACAAGATTCTATGGCCCAAAGCCAAACGATCTTTCTTGGGCGGGAGCAACAAATTACCTTTTAAGCACAGCAACCCTAACTTACCCATTTTCAATAAGTCAGGTCATAGATCAAGGATCTTATTGGGCGCTTGAAATAACTCACAACATGGGATACAACCCAAATGTCACTGTTAAAAATAGCGCAGGAGACATATTAGAAACAGGAATAGACTATAATAGTAACATGAAGATTACGCTGACAATGGCTCAACCATTCGGCGGGACAGCATACCTGTCTTAAAGGAGAATAGAAAATGGCAAGATTATTTGTAACTGATATCAATCTGAATAAGAATGAACTTCAGAATGCCAGAATTCAGGGGCTTACAGCAAATCCATCAGCTCCTGTAACTGGACAGATTTACTACAACACAGTAGAAAATGTAATGTACTACTACAATGGACTTGCATCACCTAATGGTCCATGGATGCCAATGTCTGGCTCCCAAGAAGTCATTCAAGATGTTATCGGTTCATCAGTTCTTGGCGGAACAGCATTAACTGCTACATATAACGATACAGCAGGAACAACAACTCTTAAACTTAATGATACTACAGTAACACCAGGATCATATGGATCACAAACACAGATTCCTACTTTTACAGTAGATGCACAAGGTCGCTTAACAGCAGCAGGAACAGTAGATGTTGCAACAACACTTACAGTTTCAGGCGATGGAGCAGATTCAACATCAATCAATTTATTGACAGAAACACTAGAGGTTAACGGCGGAGAAGGAATTGATGTTCTTGTAACAGATAACACAATTACAATATCAGCAGAAGATGCAACCTCATCAAATAAGGGTGTTGCAAGCTTTGACGCAACAGACTTTACAGTAACATCAGGCGCAGTAACATTAAATGCTGAGCGTGTACAAGATATTGTTGGCGGACAAATTGTTGCAGGCGAAGGCATCGATGTAACATACGATGATGCAGCAGGAACCCTAACAGTAGATGCAGAAATTGCAACAACTACAAACCGTGGTGTTGCTTCTTTTGCTACAGCAGATTTTACCGTAACAGATGGCGCAGTATCTGTTAAGAACGTAAACCTTGGAACACAAACCACTGGTGATTACGTTGCAAATATCACAGGAACAGCTAACGAAGTAACAGTTAGCCCTACATCTGGAGAAGGAACCACAGTAACAATTGGTTTACCAGATGATGTAACAATTACCAACAACTTAAATGTTGGCGGAAACCTTAATGTAACTGGAACAATTAACTCAGTAAATACCACTCAGGTAAATATTGTTGATAATAAGATTAACCTTAATACTGACTTTACTGGAACTCCAACAGCAGATGCTGGAATTCGTGTAGAGCGTGGCGAAGGTGCAGATGTAGAAATTCTATGGAACGAGTCTGATGATCGCTGGACCCTTACAAATAATGGTACAAATTATCACGCAATTACAAGAAAGTTTTCAGGAACAATTGGAAACGGTGTTTTAACACAGATACCTGTAACCCACAACCTTGGAGCAAGAGATGTCTCTGTTCAAGTTTATGATTCTAATACATACGAAACCGTAGAGTGCGATGTAGTTAGAACTTCTACAAGTGTTGTAACACTAGGATTCACAGTAGCACCAGCCGCTGGAGCATATACGGTAGTAATCGTAGGATAAGGGGGCATTAAGTGTCTGTAAAAAGATTAGTCCCTTTACATGCAGTAGCATTAGAATCAGATCCAGTTGTAGGTAGAATTGGTGATCTTTATTATAATGTAACAGAATCAGAGCTAAGATACTATGATGGTACCACCTGGAATCCAATCGGTGGCGGAGCAATTACTGGCTTATTAGACCATGTTCATACTTACGACGGAAATGTTTTTTCTGTTTCGGAATCTACAGTTGCATCAACTGGAACCTTAGATGGAGGAAATCCATTTTCAGAGTTTGGAAACTTACCAGGAAATCTTGATGCAGGTGAAGCGTAATGGCTATTGTACAAATAAGACGTGGCACTACATCTCAATGGTCTCAATCTACTAAAATATTAAAAGTAGGCGAGCTTGGAATAGATACAACTCTTAATAGATTAAAAATTGGTAACGGTACAAGTCTTTGGAGTAACCTTCCTTTTATTATAGGAGATAGAGGTGCAGATAGTACAGTTCCAGGTCCAAAGGGCGATACTGGAGATCAGGGCCCAGTTGGCCCAAC